GCTTCGCAATCCTTCGCGCGGTATATGACCAAGCTCCTTTACAGTTGAAAGGTTTACCTGCTAACCAAAAGGTGTTCAATGTAACTCAAAGCGTTTATTCTCAATTAAGGGAAGACATTGAAAACGGTGGCGGTGGTGACTACGGTTTACTTCAGTTGATTAACGGGGTTGAGCAATTCACCTTCCGCGGGGTAACCGTTATACCTCAATTCCGTTGGGACGATATTGCAACAGGACTTGGAACAACCAAACCGCATTACGTGGAATATACCACGCCGCAAAACAAGGTACTTGCGACGGACGTGTTAAGCCCTGAAACGGCTTTAGAACTTTGGTACGACCAGAAGGACGAAAAGGTGTACATTAAAGCGCGCTTCAAAATGGGCGTTAATTATATTCACCCATCTTTAATCAGCTTAGGCTACTAATCAAAACGAATGAGCGCAATAACAGGCGGTTGGCTTAATCAATGTACAGATGGCACTTGCGCAGGAGGTATTGGCAAATTTTACGTTGCCAATGCTAATCAGGTGACAAGCATTACCAACAACGCATCGGGAGCAACCACGGCAATAACAATGGCATCAACGGCTGCCGTGTTTTACGAAATTGAATTTAGGGATAATTCAGGCGCGTTCACGGAAACGGTAACGCAAGATCCTGATACTTTATCAGTAGCCATTGAGCAAAGTTTAACGGGAATCATTAATTGCCGTGACCAGGAATTAAGAAACCTTATTCAGGACATGGCAAATCAGGCTTGCGGCTTGGTTTGTGTCCACGTGGAAAACACGGGTAACTATTGGATTTGGGGTGTTGAATTGGTTGGCGGTAAGAAAAGGGTTGCAAGGTTAACAAGTGCCGAAGGTTTATCAGGTGCATTGTTTACCGATTCAAATCAAGAGACGCTTACCATTACTTGTAGAACAACGAACAAAGCAAGGTACATTGTAAACGGCGAAACAGTGATGAACGCCTTAGATTAATAAAAGTATGATAGTTAGAGAAAAAAGTAGGCAAATGCTTTACGTTGGGGTTGACCTTTCGGGCAAAGCTGGAATCATTCGAAAAACTATCGGCGAACTTTCACAAAACGAATTGAGGGCTTGGTATAAATCAAGCCCTCAGGACGTTGGGCAACACGTCATTTATACCCCTGAGAAAAAAAGCTATGAGCCAACAATTAAAGAAAATACAGGCAGTCCCGAATCGGAACAATCGAGTAAGTAAAAGGAATCAAAGCCCTTTACTTGCATCGGTTACTTTAGATACTTCCAATACCATGTTGGTAAAGGAAGATATTTTTAATGAGCCGTCACGGGAGAGGCTTGATTTTACGGGGGCAAAATGGGTAAGATTCTTTACACAAAAAGACGACTTTTTAAAGAGCCTTATAGCCATTGTTAACAATTCGCCGACGTTACGAAGGATAATTGAAGATAAAACAAACATGGTTGTCGGTGACGGTTTCATCCCGATGAAGGGCAAAGCAAATACCTTGCTTACCACGTCAATGAAGGGTGAAGTTATCACCGACGATTCTTTAAGCGAAATAGAAGATGTTATTTCACAGGTTAATTTACACGGGCAAAATCTGCAGGAGGTTTTGGCTCAACTTGCTTTTGACTATGATGCTTTTGGAAATAGCTTTTGCGAAATTGTTAAAGGCAAAGTAGGCAGCGAGCCATTTACTTATATTTACCATGTTCCAGTGTACAACATTGGCATTCGAAAAGCCGAAGCCGACCAGATTATAAAATCAGTTGGCATTTACGATAATTGGGAAGAAGTGCCACTTACCACCGACGGCGTATTTTACGAAAGCGAAGGATTCAGGGAAGTACCGATTTATCCTGACTTTAAGAAATTTGAAGACGGAACGCAAAGAAGCGTTGTTCATGTGAAGCAATACGCGGCAGGCTATTTTTACTTTGGTTTACCTGAGTGGATTGGCGCGAAAATGTGGGCTGAGATTGAATATCGCATTCAAAGATTTAATACAAGTAAATTTGAAAATGGTTTCATGCCTTCTGGGGTGATGCAATTCTTCGGCTCAATTACGCCCGACCAGGCAAAGAAATTGGTTGAAGGCATAGAAAGCAAGTTCACGGGAATGGGAAATAATCATAAGTTATTTGTTCAAGTTCTTAGGGACGAAAAATTAAAAGCAAATTGGATTCCCACCTCCAAAGAAAGCGAGGGCGAATTTTTAAACTTGCAAAACTTGGCAGCCTCAGCCATTGTCGTGGCTAACAGGTGGAGCAAGTCACTTGCAGGCTTCGCCACGGCGGGGCAACTTGGCAGCAATCAACAGATAAGACAAGAAATGGAATATTTGCAAAGTACGGTGATTAAGCCGCGCCAAAACTTGATGTTATCTAAAATTATAAATCCTTATTTAGCCGAAATTGGGCTTTATAACCCAGCCTTTAAAGACGTTCAATTTTCAATTTCAAACACTTTGCCCGTGTCATTCATGGGTGAAATTGCGATTGAGGATAATTTGACGCAAGATGAAAAGAGGGAAATATTAGGTTATTCACCAATCGAAACAAATGAGCCAATTAATACAACCGTCTGAGGTAATAAGCGGAGGGGTTGCAAGACCAACGCCAGCAGATATAAGGATTGATAAAAGCCTTATAAGCCCTCATATTCAAGATGCAGAATTTCAATGGATTGTCCCAGCGATTGGCGTATCATTTTACGATGCCCTTGTTGCGGACAAAGGAAGTTCAACAGCCTTCACGTCCACGGCTTATCAAGCGTTATGGAATGATCATTTAAAATCCTTTTGCGCCAACGCCGTGTTATACGAGGCAGCTCCATACATGGTAATGCAACTTGGTACAAATGGCTTATATACATTGGATAACGAGTACGGGCAAAACGTGGGGGTTGATGGATTGAAATTTTATCAAGACACCATGCTTCAAAGGCTTGGAGTAAAGAAGAAAAGAATCAAAGATTATTTGTGTACTTGCGCAAGTAATTTAATCGGATTCATTCCCAGCGCTATTGGTTGCCCTGAGGCAACTTGTAATGAGGATGAAGAAATATTTGATATTTATAACACGATTGGAATAGTACTATGAGTGAAATAAAACCAAAGAAAGAAAAACGGTTTATAAAAACATTGGGGCGCGTTGGTGAAATATTGGTGGAACAAGTATTGCTTAAACTGGGGAGTAGTATAATCAAGAAGATTGGAGGCAAAAAAACTTTGCCTTCAATTCTTTTTTTATTCCTTTCCCTCAGCCTTTTTGCCCAATTCCCAAACACATTAAACAAACAACGTCTTGGATTTCAGACGACCGGAGACGGATTGACGTGGCGTGGTTCAATTTCCGACACGGCTTCCATTCAACCGATAAACAACCAAAACGCATGGGTTATTCTTGATACGATTAACCTTAAATTTTATACGTTTGATTTTACATCCAATGTTTGGAACTTGGTAGGCGGTGCGGCTTTTACTCAACCCGTTGATTCATTGTTTTTCAATGTGAATGTTCCTACGAACAATGTCGACACGGCAAAGATGCGTTGGGATTCCGATTTGGCAACGGTGGTACTTGGATTAAATGACAATGTTCCGAATGAATTAGGATTCAAAAACTTTTGGCTTGTAAAGAACCAAACAGGCTCAACCATTGCCAAAGGTAGCCTTGTATATGCAAATGGCACGGTGGGCGCAAGTGGGAGAATAACGGTTGATAAGTTTATCGCCAACGGCTCAATAGATGCAAAGTATTTATTAGGAATAACGGCACATGATTTAACCGATGGTGAAGATGGGTACGTTATTTCATTTGGCAAAATAAGACAAGTTAACACTGATACCTTTGCGGCTGGTGCAATTCTTTACCCATCGCCAACGGTAGCAGGTGTTTGGACAGACGTAGAACCCGTTGCGCCTAATCTTGATATGCCTATTGGCTTTTGTATTAATAGCCATGTTAACAATGGAACAATAGCCATACGCGTAGCATCGGGCTATAAATTATCAGAGCTTCATGACCTTGCTATTTCATCACCAGTGGAAAAGGCTTCTTTATATTATTCAGGTGGATTATGGCGCGACACAACGGCTGCCCTTTTGGTGAGCGACACGGCTTCCATGCTTTCAAACTATGCCACAAAAGCATACGCGGACACAACGGGAAGATTATACGCAAGACAGGATTTTACAAATGTTTCATCCTCAACCTTAACTTGGACACAAAGTGATACTTTAATACCTGGGGGAGTTAATGTTGTTCAAGTATATCGCAACGGACAAATTCTTTTGCCTTCGCAATACACGATACCAACGTCAACAAGCGTAGTAATTGCAGCTTCATCATTCAAAGTCAATGATAATTATACGGTTGTTTTTCCTCGTGGTGGTGGTGCAGGAAGTGGTGGAGGATCGGGAAGCCTCACAAGTATTTCAGGCGGAACGGGAATCCTTGTTTCACCTGACCCGATAACAACCACTGGCACGGTTTCGGCTGACCTCAGTGTTTTAATGGAATTGACAGATACATCATTATTGAACCTTACATCAAGATTCAACACAAAGCAAAATACCTTGGTATCTGGAACAAATATCAAGACGGTAAATTCAAATAGCTTATTAGGCTCAGGAAATATAAGCGTTGGAACATTGGTTGCTGCTGATACCGTTTCATTATCCAACAGAATAAATACAAAGTTAAATTCAACTGACACAGCTTCGTTATCTAATCGAATCAATCTTAAATTAAACGCTTTAGACACGGCTTCATTGTCCAATAGAATAGACGCAAAAGGAACTGGCACAGTACAAAACATTGCCACGGGTTACGGATTAACAGGTGGAACAATTACCACAACGGGTACTTTGCTTCTTGATTCAGCGTTGGTATTTTCGAGGATAAGAGATTCGATTGTTGACGTTGCCATTGGGAATGATACCATTAAAATATTAAAACAGGAATATGCACCAGCCACAACAAGCGTTTTAACTTGGACAATTACACCCAAATTTCCCATTCAATTAAAGGCGTATATTTTGGTTTTCAGAAATGGTCAGCTTCTTATCAATGACCAATATAATTTGACAGATACCAATAAAATTACCATTGTTTCCAACTCCTTTAAAGTAGGTGCTAATTACACGGTGGTCACGGTTTCGGGCATTGGTTCAGTTGGAACTGGCGTATTTCCTAATCCCGTTTACCCTGAGGCAGGAATAGCGGTATCCACGGGTAGCGCGTGGGCTTCAAGCATTGCAAATAATTCGAGCAATTGGAATGTTGCGTTTAATGATAAAATAACCAACGCTCAATTTACGGGAACAACGACAAAGACGCTAACTTTGACCCAATATGACGGGGGAACATTTGCGCCAACGTTTACCGATTTGCAAGGGGTAACAGGTGTCACGGCAGGAACAGGGTTAACTGGTGGAACAATTACTTCCACGGGAACGGTGGCAGTTGATTTTGGTGTGGTTGCGCCGTTGGCAAGTCCCACCTTCACGGGTACGGTTTCGGGGATAACGAAAAGTATGGTTGGATTGGGTAATGTGGATAATACTTCGGATGCAAATAAACCAATATCAACGGCAACACAAACGGCTTTGAATTTAAAGGTAAATATAAGCGACACCGCTTCGATGCTTACTCCTTACTTTCGAGATGCTGACACATCATTATTAAATTTAACTTCCAGATTTGCGGCTAAATTAAATATAAGCGATACAGCTTCGATGCTTACTCCTTACTTTCGAGATGCTGACACAACTCAATTAAATCTTACATCAAGATTTGCGGCAAAGCAAAACACCTTAAACGGCACGGGCTTTGTCAAAGCAAGTGGCACAAGTATAACGTATGATAATTCAAGTTACCTTCGCACGGGGTTCGCGGATTCAACCTATTTAAAATTGACAGGGGGGACGTTGACGGGAGATTTATACACAAAATATTTAAACACGTTTGCCAAAACAACTTACGTTCCTTTTAATGCAGGAGTAAGCGAACAAAGTATTTTTAATGTTGGCACAACTTTGAGAGGTGGTACGGTGATGGTCTTTCCTGATTCAAATTTAGTTGGAAGTTCGGCAAATATTTTTCTTGCAAATTCAAGTGTTCAAGGAGTTGAATATTCAGCAATGGGAAGTGGAATTAGAAATTATTCAAAACAAGGCGATACAAGAAGAAATTCACTTGCTTTTTATACATCGGGTATTGGTTCGCAAAATACTAATAGACTATTTATTGATTATGATGGTAACGTGGGAATTAATGACGATACACCATCTTACAAACTTGACGTCAACGGGACACTCGGCGCCACAGGCGCAACGACCCTTGGTTCAACCTTAACGGTGTCGGGAGATATAACCGAAAATGGAAACAATGTTTTAACGAGTGCAGATACAACTTCAATGCTTATGCCTTATTTGAGAAAGGCTGACACGGCTTCGTTATCAAGTCGCATTGATTCAAAGTTCAATAGTGCAGGCGGCACAATTTCAGGCGCGGTGACATTGTCCACAACCACGGCAACGCCTTCAAGTTTACTTGGTAAAGATGGAAGTAACTTGGTTGGCACGGTTACAACGGTGGCGCAAACGGGGTTAATGACAAGGGGTGAAACAACAGCAACAACAGGGTCACCATCGGCAATATTTACAGTAACTCATGGACTTGGATTTAATCCATCAGCCATTTTAGTTACATCGGCTGGAATTGGTGGTGGCGATAAAATAATATTTGAAGTTTACACTAAGAACGACACAACCTTTGCAGTGCAAGCTTGGAATTACGACGGCACGGAAGCATCGGGTAAAACCGTTAAAATATATTGGTTAGCATTAAAATAATAAACATGAAACAACTCCTTTTCCTCCTCCTTTTCCCTTGTTTTGCCATTGCGCAATATCAAGGCAATGCCAACCAAAAGATAACTTTGGGCGAACAAACGACAGCCGACGGGCTGGTGTGGCGCGGAAGAACATCTGATACGTCAAACTTAATGACAAACAAAATAGATACATCTGCCTACCTTGTTTTGGATACAATTACAGAGGCTATATGGCTTTACCGTGCATCAACAACGCCAAAATGGAATAGGGTAGTTGATAGCTTAAATAATTTGCAAGGGCAATTATCTTTAACAACAAAAGTCACGGGCGCGCTGCCAGTGGCAAATGGGGGAACGAATACAAGTACAGCATTTACGGCTGGTTCAGTTGTTTTTGCAGGGGCAAGTGGGACGTATACGCAGGATAATTCAAATTTGTTTTTTAATAATACTACTAAAAGATTAGGCATTGGGATAACAAGTCCAAGTGCTATACTTGATGTTGTAGGAGCAAACACAACAGATAAATTAAATGTTTCTACTTACACAACTGGTCAAACTGGGTCAAACATTAGACTTAAACACGCTCGAGGAACAGTAGCTTCACCAACAACATTAGTAAATGCAGATGATTTGGGGCAATTTATTTTTCAAGGTTATGATGGAACAAGCTTCTTAAATGGCGTGCAAATTAGAGCTGGTATTGATGCAGCTGTTTCTACTGGTAATATGCCAGGATTTATCTCATTTTTAACTAATCAAGGAAATGAAAGAATGCGCATTTCTTCAAATGGTGAAGTGAATATTAGGTATGGCGCGACTGATAATGGAGATTATCCATTACAAGTTAATGGACAAATATTTGCAACAAATGCAACCATCGCCACATCTGATGAAAAATATAAAGAAAATATTTTGCCTTTATCTAAAGGATTGGAAATTGTAAATAAATTAAAACCAGTTACTTTTAATTTTATTTCTGATACTGAAAATAATTTTAGCCAATACGAGGAAGTTGGTTTTATTGCGCAAGACGTTGACAGGGCTTTATC